GCTGCCGTCTACCTCATCGCACGAGCGAGCGGAAGCGTTCGCTTCGCCCGCCCCACGCAGTCCCCCGCCCCCGTCGTCGACGTCGAGCGCGACAACTACTTCGCCGAGATCGCCGACGATCTCGTCAGCGCTGCCGCCTACGAGGCGCACGTCGCGTCGATCGTCCGCGAGGCCTACGAGAAGCGCACGAAGCACGGCGAGACGGAGCGCAGCGCGTTCTACGACACGACGACGTACGTCTTCATGATCCCCGGCGATCTCGGGCTCGACGTCAGCGCAGTCCGCGCAGCGCTCGCGTACCGCGACGGACAGTCGATGGCCTCGTACGGCAGCTTCGGCGGCTACTCGACCGTCGGGCGCGTCAAGCAGATCAGCCCCTCGACGTTCACCGTCGAGTCCGTCTATCACATCGGCGACTGACGAGCAGTCGAGAAGGAGAGCAGAGATGACCCCGATCAACGCCCGCGAGATGCTCGACCAGCTTCACGGTCGCAGCCCGCGCTCCGTCCCCGACGACGAGCGACGTCAGCGTGACGTCGCCCGCTGGCCGGATCGACGAGCGCACGCGTTCTGGTCGCCCTGGCCTACCGCCACCATGACGAAGTGCGAGCGCTGCGGCGTCCGCTACGGGGAGCACGCACGATGACCGACAAGGTTCGCACCTTCGACTTCGGTCAGTACGTCACGCTGGGCGAGGCGCTTCGAACGATCCGCGCAGCGCTCGACGACGAGGGCCTCGTGCTCTCCGACGCGAACACGACGGGGGATCGCCCGTACTCCGTCCGCATGACGGTCGACGGGCAGCCCACGAAGCGCGTCTTCGTCCCGGCGTCGCGCATCCACGAGCGACTGCGAGTCGTTCGCGACTAGACGCCCTCGCGCAGCGGGTAGCGGGCGACGTTGAACCACGCCAGCTCCCGGGCCCGATAGCGTGCCGCGGCCTCGTCGGGGTCGCGGCCCTCGATCGTCGCGAGGGCGCGCTCCTGGGCGAGGTCTAGCCGAAGCTCGTCGTCCCAGTACGCGACCCGTGCTCCGCGCTGGAGCTCCGGGTGCAGCAGCGGCAGCTCCCCCGACGCCCGAGAGCGTCGACGCGCGTACTCGCGCGAGCGATCGCCCCGGCGTCCCTCACGTCGTCGAAGTGCCTGCCGACACTTGTCGTCGCAGAACCGCCTAGGCCGCCCTAGAACGGACGCAGAGAGCGGAGCGGAGCACGCAGCGCATGAAGACGCCCTGACGCGAGCCTCTGCCCGCTTCGTCCGTTCTCGCTCGTACTCGCGCGAGCGATCCCCCCGCGGCCTGGGCACCCCTCCGTCATGCGAACGTCCCGAACAGCAGGGCGACCGCTGTGACGAGGGCGACGAGGGCAGCGACGAAGACTGCTCGCTCCAGCAGATGACGCCGGTAGCGGGCGAGCCAGAGCACCGACGGGACGCTGACGCTGACGAGCGCTGCCGAGAGCATCGCGATCCAGAGGAGCGTCGGGAAGCCCCATCGGAAGATGAAGTTCAGCCCGAGCACGCCCCCGATCGTCGCGCCGACCGCTGACGTCACGGCAGCGTGTGCGCGGTCCGTGGCTGCTCCGATCGGCGGGATGATGTTCGCGAGTCGCGTCAGCTCCCACGCGCAGACGATCGCGAGCACGGCGAGGAACACGAGGATGAACGAGACGACGACGACGAGCCCATCACTCACCGCGGCGACCTCCTGAAGCGAGCGTCGGCAGCCTGGTACTCGCGGAGAATAGCGTCCGCCTCGCGTCTGATGTTCTCGGCGTGAACGAGGACGCGCTCGGTGCGCTGCTCCTGCTCGTCGAGGTCCGATCGAACGAACCTGCGAAGGATGCGCTCCCAGCGGTCAGGACGCTTCCACATCGTCGTCGCTCCGTCCGTGGCCGCTGACGTCTTCGCCCCGCCGGTAGCGGCGCTGCCGCTCGACCATCTTCTCCAGCGTAGCGGCGGTGCGCTCCGCTGTCTCGGTCGCTCGATCAGCGCGGTCCTCCTGCCGCTTGTAGAGAACGCCCGCGACGAGATCGCCCCGGATGAACAGGAAGATGATTACGACGTCGATCCCGAACCGAATGGCCTCCAGCCAGGAGGGGTCGATGACCACGGATCAGAACGCCGTCGTCTGACCGAACACTCGGCCCTTCAGCGCGGCGAAGAAGAGGTCGTTCTGCTTCGTCCACGTCGCCGCGACCGCGTCCAGCGTCGCGCCGTTCGGGTTCGTCGTCGTCTTCATCTGGCCCGTGTTTATGATCGACGACGTACCGGTATTGTGCGAGAGCGCGAGCGCGTTCGTCGCGTGCGTGCACTGGATGGCCAGCCAGTAGACGCCGGGCGCGAGGTAGACGGGCGCTCCGGTAGCCGCCAGCGACCGGATCGACGCAGCCCCCGGTGTGAACGCGTCGTTCCCGTTGGACTCGGCGACGCGGCGTAGCGTGTTCTCACCGCCGTTGCCGTTGTTCAGGTCCTGGACGTAGAGGTCCCATCCCCACTCGCGCGCCAGCGACGTGGATGCCTGCCGGATCGTGACCTCCTCCAGCAGCAGGTGGCTCTGGACGAGTACCGGGATCAGCAGGGTGCCGCCGTTCGCCGCGATCGACGTGGAGGACGAGATCGCCATCCCTTGGTAGGCGCCCTGCTGGAGCGCGTTCGGCGCCCAGCCGACGCTACTGACGGCGCGGTTCCGCTGTCCGTCGTAGACCACGACCCGCTCGTCGTCGGAGTCGTAGGCGACCTCGCCCTCCTGCGTCAGCGACGGCGACGTGGAGGACGGCAGGTACAGCCGCGACGCGTTGCCCGGCTGTCCGAGGTTCGCGACGGCGAAGTGTATCGGCGAGTTGGCCGTCGCCTCCAGCACGCGGTCCGTACTGCTCGACGTCCGGTAGCACGGCGTCAGCGTCACGTTGCCGCCCGAGATGTCGCCCGCCTGTACGACGTACTGGACCGACCCCGAGCGTCCGTCGGCGACGCCCGAGAGGATCGTCCATCCGGAGACGCCGAGCGTCGAGTCGGACTTGGCGGCGTCGGTCGCGACGTCGTTGGTCAGCGTCCCGCTCAGGGCCGACATAGCGGTCAGGTAGAGGTCGACCGCCTCGGTGCCGAGCGCGACCGCCGACAGGCTGACGTCGAGGACGTCTCCGACGACGGCCGGGACGGTACACCGGAGCGCGCTGTTCAGCTCCGCCCAGACCGCGTTCGCGGAGCAGGTGATGTCCCCCGCCGTGTACTTGGCGCGCGCCGTCGGCGTCGCGATCGCGGTGGAGCCGGTCGTAGCCGGGACCTCCTCGACGACCCAGCGAGGCTTGCCGGTCACGACGATCGTCGCGGTCCCCGACGCCGCCGCCCACATGAACTTGAACGTGTGCGATCCCGCCGTGAGGACGTCGGTCGTGTAGACGATCGTCCCGTTGTAGCGCCGCTGCGTGGTGTCGTTCGCGTTGCGGAACGCGACGAGCCCCTCGGAGTCGGTCGTGCCGCCGACGCGCGTGCCGTCGACCGCGAGGTCCATGAATATCTGCTGGTTCGCCGTGCCGGAGCCGAGGATGTGGCAGACCTGCATCATCCGCACGCGCGCGGGCTCAGGCAGGACCAGCGTGAACAGGAGGTTCGTCCCGTCGATGTCCTGCATCGACGTGCCCGACGTCGTGTAGTCGCCGACGGTCCGCGTGTAGACCTGACGGAGGAGCGTCCGTCCGCCCACGCCGCCCTCGACCTCGACCGTGACCTGGCCCCCACCGTCGTCGGTGACAGTCGCTCCGTCGAAGACGATCGTCTCGACGTCCGCGACCGACGTCGCCCCGTCGTCGACCGTCAGCGAGCCGCCGCCGCCGCCGAACGCGTCGAAGGTTATGTCGTCGGTGCCGACGTCGGGTGCGCTCGTGTTCGTGACGCTCCACGCCGTGGACGCGTTGACCGTTCCGGCGACGACGTAGACGACGGCGCCCAGCACCTCGTCCGCGTCGCTGAAGTCTGCCGACCGCGCTGGCGTCGTGCCCACGACGTAGATGCCGTTCTCTGCCGCGTCAGACTGGTCCTTGACGAGCACCCGGTCGTGGATCGCGAGCGTCACGCCGTCGATCGTGTCGCCGCTGTTCAGCGCGGTGGCGATCGTGACGTCAGCCGTCGTCGCTGCCCGCACCGCGGGCTTCCAGTCGAGATCGGGATGCGTGTGCGGAGCAGGGGTGACTGTCGTGCTTCCCCCGCCCCCGCCCCCGCCTGCGTTGCCCGTGCCCGCCGAGGCCCCCGCAGTCGACGATAGCTGGCTGTCCTCGCCCGGGCGACGATACGGAGCGTTCAGCTCCACGATGGGGATGGCCAGCTCGCCCGTGTCAGTCTCGGAGAGGGTGATCGCGTAGATGCGCTGGTCGAAGTTGTCGTATTCGAAGTCGCCGTCGCCGGTGTGCAGGGTGACGAGATCGCCGATCCAATACTGCCCGTTGTCGGACCACTCGGGCCCCGGCAGGTAGCGCACCTTGTCGTCGATCGTCGGGACCCACTCGCGCTCCTGTCCGACGTACGGCGAGAGCACGCTGACGAGGATCGCCTCCTGCGCGTCTTCGCGCAGGCGCATCTTGCCCTGGGCCTCGCGTCGAGCAGTCGTCTCCGTGTCGGCCGACGACTCGATGTAGGCCTCCTGCTCGTAGGGGAACGTCCCGGAGATCGCCGCCCGGGTATAGGTCTCCTCGTACTTCACGACGGCGCGAGTCGCCCACTGTGCGCCGAGCATCGAGCGCTCCAGGTTCTCGACGATGTTGACGCCCTTCACGAAGCGCACCTTGTCGGTGGCGAAGACGTCGGACGTCAGGTCGCGTCCGAAGTCGCGATAGGCGTTCATCGTGTACGCGGGCGGGATCATCTCGACCATGACGAAGCCGCCGTTCGCGAGGCGGATAACCTCGTCGTAGACGTTCGCCCCGATGGGCACCTTCCACGAGCCTTCGAACTCCTCGTCCTCCCACGGCGTGCCGTCGGTGTCGTCGTCGTCAGAGAAGGTGCGCGTGATGGGCGGCACGGGCTCGCCCGGACGCGTCGGCTCGTCGGCCTCGTCGACGATGCGACGGATGATGTCACCCTCTGTGCGATTGCCCGCGCTGTTGGTGAACTTCCAGTACCCCTTCGCGGGAAAGACCTCGACCGTCGAGCCGATGCGCTGCACGTAGTCCATGACCGCGCGCTTCAGGATCGCGAGGGAGCCGGGGCCGCCGAACGACAGCCACTCGTCGCCCTCCTCGCCCGTCTTCAGCAGGTCGAAGTCACCCGACTCCAGGTGGAACTCTGCGAGCACCCCCGAGTGTATCTGCGGGATGGTCACCTCGACGAGCGCGCCGCGAACGATCTTGTCCTCTGTCGCCTGCGGGTCGCCCCTGTTGATGACGAAGTGGAACGAGCCTGCGTCGTTCAGCGCGACGCGGATCGTCTTCTCCTTCAGCCCGTCGAAGCTCACGCCGTCGATCTCGACCTGGATCGGAGGGAGCACGGGCGGCGGCGGCTCGGGCTCGGGCTCGCCGACGCTGTTGACGGTGATCCCGATGACCCCCTCGGCCGCGAAGTAGTGCAGCGCGCCGGATGGCACGCGTCGCTGGAACCAGACGCGCATATAGCGGTGCGTCTGCTCGGCGAAGTCGAACCGCGTCCCGTTCCGGCCGAGGTACGGCAGGTTGGACTCGGTCGAGGCGATCTCGGTCCACGCGACGCCATCGTCGGAGACGTGTATCTGCTTCTCACGGTAGATGTGCGTCAGGTCGTACGTTCCGGACGACGGATCGAAGTCGCCCGCCGACCCCGCGTAGCAGAGCACCGAGTCGAACGAGACGACGGAGCCGAAGTCAAACTCCCAGATCGACGTCCGGCTGCCGGGCCCCCACGTCGCGAACGGACCGACGACGGACTGCGTACCAGCGTCGTCGTCGTTGACGGCGCTCGGGTTGGAGGGCGCGAACCCGGCGCTGGAGCCGTCGGTCGTTACGGTCGCCGCTAGCGCGAGGTCGACCACGGGCTAGGCCTCGACCGGCGTGATCGTCGCGACCGTGTCCTCGTCGCCGTCGAGCAGGACGAACGAGCCGTTCGTCCGGACCGCGGCCGACTCGTCGCACGCGTCCGCGAGCATCGACGCGATCCCGCCGAGGAGCTCCTCGGCGTCCTCCCGGTTCGGCTCGGTCAGCTCGACGTCGAACCGGGCAGGACCGATGACGAGTCTCACGACGCGGCCCACGTCCAGTCCGGATCGACTGACAGCATCTCGACGTCCATGTAGCAGAACTCGCTCGGCACGATGAGTGTCGGAATGAAGTTCAGCGGGCGCGCCTCGATCGTCGCCGTGGTCAGCCCGTCGGGCATGAGGACGATCAGCGTCGCGGGCAGTCGAGCAGGATCGAACAGCGTGTCGAAGAACCGCCGCTTAGTCGAGTAGTCCATCTGCCGCTCGATGACCGTCGTCGCCAGCGGGTCGCCTCCCCTGACGTAGCCCTTCAAACCGATCTTCCGGTTGTGACGTCGGCGGGGGCGCGACACCTGTCCGTCGGCGTACGGCACCGTCACGTCGTCGCCCCTGACGTCGATCCCGTCGTACAGGCCGCTGACGATCTCCAGGAAGATGCCGTCGGTGCTCTGGACGTCCTCGGCGTCGTAGGTGAGGCCCAGGGTAGCGACGAGCGACGTCACGGACGCACCTCCGAGGACTGCCGGGGATACTGCGGCGAGAGCGTCTTCGGAGGCAGCTCCCCGATCTCGGAGATGCGCCTCATCGCTGCTACGGTGTCACGCGGCGTACGAACCGGCAGAGCGCCCTGGACGGGCATATTGTAGTTGTAGACCACTCCCCCGGCCTTGCCGCCCTCTGCGTCCGTTCTAGCCCCGGTCGCTGCGAGCACCCCTGACGTCATGCTCTGGGCGATCGCTGCGCCCGGGGCGACGATCGACGAGCGTACCCGGGCGGACATCGTCGCGTCGAACTCGTTGCCCGTCAGCGCGTACCGCGCGCCGTCGACTGCGCCGACCGCTGCCTTCTGGACGACGCCCGCCTGCGACTCCAGTCCACCGGCGTAGAACTGCATCGTCTCGCGCGCCCAGTCGACGATGTGATGAAGCGGCGAGAGCGGCCCCGGCGGGGATGACGTCTTCAGGATCGCGGCGACCGCGAGGGCCGTGTTACGCGCTGCCTGCACCGCCCACTTCTTCGACGACCGAATGCCCCCGGCGTACGCGTTGCCGAGCCCGGAGCCCCACCGCTGTCCCTCGCTGCTCGACGGAAGCTGCGCCTTGATCGCCGTCCGGTACGCGCCCGCCGCTCCGCGGACCGCGCCCCGCTTGTTGTCGATGCCCGTCTTGACGCCCGAGCCCGCTCCCTCGCCCGCGTTCTTGCCGACGCCCTTCAGCTTGTCCAGCTCCTGGTCGATGATCTTCAGCGTCCGCTTTGACTGGTTGCGAACCTCGGGGTCCTTCGACTTCATGCCGTCCCGTAGTTCGGTCATCGCCTTCTTGCCGATCTTGCCCCCGCCAGCGATGAACGCGCGGAGCTCCTGCTCGCCAGACTCGCGCAGCGATCGAGCCGCGTCCTTCACGCCAGGACGGCCCGAGACGACGCCGTTGGAGACTTCCTTGGAGATGAGTTGGCCGATGACGTGCGACGCCTGCTGCGCCGGTGTGCGCTCGTTCTTGATTAGGTTCGTCAGCGTCGCCATCGCGGTGTCGACTGCGCCCTGCTGTTCGAGGATGCCCGCGCCGACTCCGGTCGCGACGTAGCCGCCGACCTTCTTCGCCTCTGCACCCGCGTCAGCTCCCTCGTCGACGACGGCAGCGGAGATGCCGTTGACCATCATCCGCGCGGAGACGTCGACCTCGGACTGGCCGTACTCCAGCGCGGTGGCGATCGTCTTCGGTATCGTCTTCGCCTTGTCGGCGACGGACTTGTCGATGTTGTCGATCTGCGCCTGAAGGTCGCGTATCTGGTCGCCGTACAGGAACTCACCGAACGGCAGCGCCTTGATCTTGTCGATGCCCGTCTGAAGCGCTGCGCGACTCTGCTCCAGGTCGCCGACGCCCGTGGCGATCTGCTCGTCGACGGACTTGCCGATGTCCCTCGTCTGCTGCTGGAGTCCGGGGTCGAGCACGATGGCCTTGAACAGCAGGGCGATGCCAGCTCCGATCGCCGCTGCGCCCGCCGCCAGACCGAGCGGGATCGCCGTCGCGGTCGCGAGTCCCAGCGCACGTCCAGCGAGGCTCGCTGCTGCCGTGACGGGGCCCGAGGCGAGCATCTTCGTGACGCCGCTCGCGACGGCCTGACCCGCGGCGCTGCTCGCCAGCGACTCGCCGACGGCAGTCGCCAGCGTCAGCCCGAGTCGTCCGAAGACCTTGACCACGGGGGCGATCAGCTTCCCGGCTCCCCCGATCGTCCGCAGGAACAGTCCGAAGCCAGAGGTCAGCTTGCCGAAGACGAGCGTCAGCGGTCCGACGACCGCGGCCAGCGCGAGCAGCTGTACGACGATCCCGCGCGTCTCGGGTGACAGCTGTCGCCAGAAGCCCGCGAGGGTACGCGCGACGCTGCCGATCTGACGCAGCAGATCGACGGCGACGGGGAGCACGTCCTCGGACAGCTCGATGAGTAGCACCTGAAGCTCGGCCATGGCGCGCTGGTACTCGCGAGACGAGCCCTCCGTCGCCTCGTAGGCCTTGGCCTCGTCGCCGAGCGCCGTCTCCGTGTGGGCCATGACGGAGTTCAGCTTCTCGGAGTCGAGTCCGAGTAGGTTCAACACGCCGCGGAGCGCTCTGACGTTGCCGAAGACGAGCCCGGCTGCCTCGTCGTTGCCTTCGAAGCGCGCCTCCAGGTCGCGGAGCGTCACGAGGAGGCCCTTCTCCTTCAGCTCCTGGCGCAGCTCCTTGGACGACGTGCCGAGATCGCCGAGGGCCTTCTCCGCCTCGGTGGTCGGGTTCAGGAGCGAGATCATGACCTGGTTCAGCGAAGTGGTCGCTTCGTTGACGTCGAGGCCCGAGAGCGTCATCGCAGCGAGGGCGCCCGTCACCTGGTCGATCGAGACGCCCATCGTCGCGGCCGTCGGGATGACGACGCCGAGCGCGTTCGCGAACTGGTCGGCCTCGGCGGAGCCCTCGGTGACGGCGGCGGTGAGCACGTCTGCCGCGCGGGCGGCGGTCAGGTTCTCGGCGCCGTAGGCGTTGATCGACGCGGAGAGCACCTTCGCGATGTCCTGCGTCTGGCCCATGCCCGCGGCGGAGAGTCGCGCCGACTTGGTCACGACGTCGAGCGCGTCCTTCGCCTCGAAGCCCGACGACGCGACGAAGTAGAACGCCTCGGCCGGCTCCTGCGGCGTCTTGCCGATCGCGGGGCCCAGCTTCAGGAGCTCCTCGCGGATGCCCTCGATCTCGCCACGCGGCACGTTCGCGAGGCCGACAAGCTGGTTCATCGTGTCTTCGAAGTCGCTGCCGACCTTGGCCGCGACGACGCCCAGTCCGACCACCGGAAGCGTGACGTTCGTCGTCAGCGTCCGGCCGAAGTTCTGCATCGCGGCGCCAGCCTTGCCGAAGTGCTGTCCGAACGTCTGCGCGGCGTTGGTGCCGCCCTTGCGAGCAGCCGCCTGTATCTCGGCCTCGAACTCCTTCAGGTCGGCTCGGACGCGCAGGAAGACGTCGCCGATCGCGCCCACCTACGCGGCGCCCCTGACGACGTTATTCGGGAACTGTGACGCGACGTGCATCACCGCTGCCTCCAGTGCCGCCCCCGTCAGTCCTGAGCCCAGCGCGGGCGTGCGTCGCTGGACGCTGCTGCGCCACTTGCGATAGGCCTTGGCGTCTCTGGCGAAGATGTATCCGATGCGGGTGGACTCGACTGCTTCGATCCATCGTCGATCGGCGTCAGCGTCTCGTCGCTCGCTGGCGGAGTCGACGTAGGCTCGGAGCTGTTCTGAGGTGAGCCGTTCGACGTCGGCAAGCTGCCATCCGTACTCGGCTGCGATGAACTCGACTGCTCGGGCGGCGTCCCACTCGTCCACTTCCCCGTCGTCGCCGCGACGGCGTAGTCGAGTAAAGGGTTGGCGGCTCGCCACACCTCCAGGATCGCGTACACGACTTCGGCCGACGTGCCCGTCTCGATCCACTCGGCGTGCGAGGGCAAGACGTGCGTCTCGTCGTAGGCCAACAGCATCTCGTAGAGTTCGTCCGGGTGAGCAGCGAGCAGCCCGAGAGCGACGCCCGAGTCCGGGGCCGAGTCGAGCGCTGCCGCGTAGGCGTTGAACGACGCATCCAGCGACGCGAGCCAGCGCGACTCTGCGGCGCGCGTCAGTACGGGTAGGACGTGCTCGTTGCGACCGATGGTGATGCGGATGCGTCCCGCGAGGATATCGGCCGTAGAACGCGTCGGAGCGACGTCGGGCATGAACCTACGGACGTTCGCGTTGACCGACCGCAGCGTCCGCGCACGACGCATGAGAGAGAAGGCTCGGCTGGAGCCGTAGGCGGCGCCTAGGAAGGCGCCGACCACGACCCCGGCCAGAGCGACGATCAGCAGCTCCACGACGGACGCTTAGGAAGCGACGTCGAGGATGCGGATGCGCCAGTCGGACGTCGACGGGCTCGCAGCAGAGCGTCGTCCCGTGACGATGATCCGCGGCGAGAACAGGCCGTCGTCCTGGAGCTCCCCTTCGAAGCCTCCGAGGTGCAGCGCGTTGTCGACCTCGAACTGGAACTGGCCGCCGTTCAGGCGATCCACGTCCAGCTCGTAGTCGTGGTACGAAGCGTCGGCGATGCGGCGCGTGGTCGCGTCGGAGATGATGGTCATCCCGGGCGTGCTCGTGTCGACCGCTGCGCCGGGGATCGACGTCTGGATGACGGCGGCCCCGATCTCGGGCAGCGTCGACTCCAGACGGGGCACGCTGCGGTTGATGTAGTCGGTGCCCTGAAGGTCGCCCATGATCCCGTTCAGCTCCGGGGTGAACAGGGTGCGCTCGACACCGAACAGGTTGTTGTCGATCGTCGCGCCGAGGTAGGCGTGGTCCCTGAGGAAGACCCCTGCTCCGACGACGAGATTGACGGGGGTATCGGCCGTGATGCCGGTCCCGCTTGGCATATCGTTCCTCCGCTACTTGTACTCGCGCCCAGCGGCGCGCTTGCCCGAGTACCAGCCAATGACGACGTTCCGTCGCATGACCGCTGGGGCGAGACGAGTCTCCCCCGTCTGCTGGTTGTACAGTCGAGCGGGACGTCCGCCCGACCACTGTTCCATCGAGACGTCTCTGACCACGACAGCGCCGCAGTCCTGACACATCTCCAGACGCAGCTCCAACACCCCCGGCGGGATGACGCGCACCGTCGGCACGTCGCTGCCAGCCTGTGGCAGGCCAGCGTTGATCCGCAGCCCGAAACGGGCGAGCCAGCGGCCCTCGCGGATCAGCTTCATGCGGTGATCGCGTAGCACGGTGCAGGCGATCCTCGCGCCCCCCGGCGTGAAGTCTTCGCGGTAGGCGAAGCCGAAGGGCTCCATCTGCGAGAGGAGGGCGTCGAGCTTCATCGGCAAGCCGTTCTCGGAGCGGACGACCAGCGTCGGCTGCCCCTCGATCGTCTGCATCGCCACAGTTCGCTCCTCTCGCGAGTCGCCCGGCGTACCGAGCTTCGCTCCTACGTCACGGCCTGGGCCGTGGCGCGCAGCCGGATCGTAGCACGGACGACTGGCTGCTTCGTGTCGGGATCGGTCTCCTGCTCGCCCCCGCCCTCGATGTGCGAGATGTAGACGCCAAGCCCGTTCGACTTCACCCGCTCGCCCTCTCCGTGGAGGTCCTGCACGACTGCGCCGAAGATGGCCGACGCGTTCTGGAACGTCACGCCGTAGCAGCTCACCCCGATGATCGAGCGCTGGATCGGCAGTCGCGGGTGCGGCGGCGTGTCGAGCCCCACGACGACGACGAACGCGATGTACTCGCCCGGCCCTCTCGCGTCGCCCGGGTCGGTGTCGGTGCGCGGCGCAGGCTCGCCTCCCCTGACGCGATTAGCGACGAGCGCCCCCGTCGCACCAGCGCGGAGCTCCGCGATGACGGCGGGGATCGTGGGCAGCATCGGGGCCGTGAGAATGCCGGTCATCCTAGACCTCCTGCGAGTCGCTTCAGGCGAGCGGAGACGCTCGGCCTCATGATCTGCGTCGAGAGACGTCCGACGGCGTTGAACGCGCGAACGAAGAACGGCTGCGCCCCGTGGTGCACCGTGCCGAACTCCTGGAAGCGACCGGGGAAGCCCCAGCCGATCGCAGCGGTGATGCCGCGCATCGCAGCGACCTTGAACGATCGCGGCTTCTTCGGCTGACGTCCGTCCTCGCCCCAGCCCGCGACCTTGCCCCCGTTGTAGTAGACGAGAACGCCGCCGCGCGTCACGAGCCCCTGCCCGTACGGAGCAGCGTCCGGGGGATCGCCAGCCTCGATGACGGCGCGCCCGAGGTCGACGATGCCGTCGGCGATCGCCGCCTCGACTTCGTTCATCGCTCGACGGTTCATGACGACTCGTGCAGAGGGACCGCGAGCGGCCATCAGATCGCCTCCAGGTTAGGCCTTGACACTAGACAATCTCGGTGGTACGCTGGGCTTGCCCAGCGAAGGGACAGAGATGAAGGAGAACGAGATGAACGAGTACACGATCGTCAGCCTCAGCACCTACAACGCCGAGATCGCCCGACTGCACGTCGCAGGCTGCAAGGACATCGCGAAGGACTCTCGGGGCCACGGGGACGTCGTTGAAACCGTCAAGGCAGCGAACGCGAAGGAAGCCGTCGTCAAGTACCTCGCCGTCGACCTCGCCGAGATGGGCTACCTGCCCTCCGACGTGAAGATCATCTCCTGCGCCCGCTAGCAGCGAAGACGAGCCGGGGCGTGAGCCCCGGCCTCGTTGTATCTGCGTCACGCTGCACCCGCGAGCGCTGCCGTAGACCACCGCGAGAGCGCGTCAGACGCACGCAGCGCCCCGCCAGTCCGATACGCGTAGACGAGCCCGAGAGCGTCTTCCCGGCGCTCTGCGTCCGTTCTAGCGTCCCGTAGCGCTCGCTCGATCGAGCCGACGAGGTGCTCCTTCGCGTCGACGTTCACGCCGACGTGAGCAGCGTCCCAGAACCTCTGCCCGTGGTGGACGTTGCGTCGGTAGTGACGACTGTTCAGGACGACGACGGGACGCCCTGTCGACGCGAACTCGTAGAGGGTCGACGAGTTGTCGACGACGTAGACGTCTGCTCGCTCGCACACCTCGTCGAACGACTCGACGAACTCGATGCCAGCTCGGTCGTACGTCCGCTTCATGCGCCGCGGCCAGTCGGCCTTCGGATGACAGTGACCGATGACGTTGAACCGCCTCGGCAGCTCCGCCAGCATCGGCAGGTAGTCGCCGAGCGCCGTATCGGCCTCAGCGCAGACGAAGCCCGGCCAGTGAAACGAGATGGCGACAGTCGTCGTACCATCCGCTCGGCGGGGGTGCAGATGATCGAGGCGTGGGGAGCCGACGATCTCGACCCCCGCCGTCGGGTACGCGGCGCGCCAGAGAGCAGCGCTGTACTCGTTCGGCACCATGAACAGCTCGACGTCTTCCCGGTCCATGCCGCCAGCGTACGACGGGTGACGACGAGCGGCGAGACTTCGCTCCCCGATGTACGCCTGCCCCGTCCCGTGCTCCATGAAGGCGAACTTCGAATAGCCGAAGCGGCGGGCGACCTTCGTGTCCCCGATCGACGTCACGAACGCTCGAGGCCCCTCGCGGATCATCGCCTTCGGCGGGGGCGTTCTCTGACGGATCGTCTCGACGTCGATCCCCACCGCTTGCAGCCCGAGCGACGTCGCGTGCCCGACGAGCGCAGTCGACGTCTTCAGCTCCCCTCGCACGTCGTCGGGCAGCGCTCGCCAGACGGGCGCGAGATGATCGAGGAACTGGCGTTCGAACGCGAACGCGTCGAGCTTGGTTTCCACCCTTGACACTAGACAAACTCGTGGTACGCTGGGCGTAGCCCAGCCAGGGCGATAGATGAGAGAGAGAGATCGAGATGACGGACACGACGATCGACTTCACCAAAGACGCAGCCCCGGTCAGCATCACCAAGTGGTACGACCGCTACTCGCGCTCGTACGTCGCGCACCTCGTCGACGCAGACGGGCTCCAGGTCGGAGAGGCGATGTACGACGGCACCAAGGCCGCGCACCTCGTGAGCGTCGCCTACCTTCAGACGCTTCTCGACGAAGCGAAGTAGTCGACGAGCAGAGAGAGAGACGACGAGATGAACGACAAGAACGGCACCCCGATCCGCCGCGGCGATACAGTCCGAGTGCCCGATGGCCGCACAGGGGGCGTCGCAGGGTACGACCCCGATCGTCCCGAGGTGCTCGTGCGCTTCTCTGACCACGGTCAGGTCGAGGCGAAGCGCTTCCCCGCTCGTGACGTCGAAGTGGTGCGCTGACGTCACGTCAGTACGCGCCCGAGGCGCGCGTCTCGCCGATGTGCGTGATCCACGTCTCGCCGCTGCCCCAGTAGCCGAACGCTGCCCGCTCGTCGCGGAGCAGTAGGTCGCTGTAGCGACGCTCTGACGACGGGCCCGTGGGCCACGCCGTCTTCACGAGTGTTCGACTGAACAGCGACGGGTTGTCGGTGAAGTGGTCGCGATGCTCGACGTACGGGAAGGGACGATCGTTGACGAGCGTCGTCGGCGTCTTCAGCGACGCGAGCACGCCGCCCGCCTCGTGCTCCCTCGGAAACGCAGGGCCGCGCAGCAGCGCGAGCTGTCGGAGATGCGGGTTCGCTCGCAGCGTCTCGATCATCGGCACGAGGTCGACGTCCCGATCATAGGTGAAGTCGTCCTCGACGCTGAAGACGAACTCGCCCTTCGCCTTCGTCGAGATGTACGCCCAGCAGAGACGCTTGGCCTCCGTGTAGCCGACGTGCCTCGTAGGGCCCACGACGTACGCCCCGTGAGCAGCAGCGATCGCGTCCAGCTCCGCGCGATGCGTCGGGCCCCAGTCCGAGTAGACGACCCTCTGCGTCACGGGCCCGCTCAGACGCTCGTCGAGCGACGCTAGCGACCGCTTCAGGTACGCAGAGCGTTCGTCCCACGTCTCGGGTTCTCCGCCCGTGCGAACGATCAGCGTGACCGTCGCGGGCGGGGGAGCTCCGCGGGCTGCCTTCGCACCCTCGACGAGTTCGGGCAGCGTCGGCCACCAGTCGCGCCAGTCGGGCATCCCCATCCGCCGCGCGAGCGACTCCCACTTGGCCTCGTCGAGCCGGAGGTTCTTCACGTCCCGCTCGTTCTCCTCAGCCGTCGCGACGTAGCCCCTGTCGTTCAGCCCGTGGTCGCGACGCAGGGCGACCATGTAGCGACGCCCGAGGCGCGCGTTCGCGATGTACTCGGGCGCGGCCGTCTCGCGGTTCTTGCCGGGGATGATGCGCTCCTCGGAGCGAGGGTGCCAGAGATGCACGACGTCGCCTTCGATCCGCTCGTAGCCGTAGAGGCCAGCGACGACGCTCTGGAACGCCATGTCCTCCCAGCCCCAGCCCATGAAGCGCTCGTCGAAGCCGCCCATCTCGTCGAAGACGGCGCGCGGCATGGCGATGAAGCACGACCAGGAGAGCGGGTTCGTTCGCTCGACGATCAGATCGAGCGCGTCGCGATCCAGCTCCGCGGGCAGATCGACAGCGCGGTTGTGTCGATCGTCGATGATCCGCTTCGTCGCGTCCTCGCGCACCCCGCGCCAGCGACGGTGACCCCAGGTGACCTTGCCCGTCATCGCGGCCATCTCGATCGCCGCCTCGGCCTGCGAGATCGAGAGCACGATGTCCGAGTCGATGACGACGCCGACGTCCCAGTCGCCCGCCAGCTCCGCGGCTCGATTGACGGCAGCGCTGCGGTTGAACGGGCCCACGTCGTGGTGACCTTCGAAGACGGCGACGTCAGGCAGCAGTCGCTCCCAGCGTCCGCGGCAGTAGTCCCAGACTCGATCTCGCTGCCCGCCGTCTCGACGACGAGGCACGAGGAAGACGACTCGCGGCGTCATGCGGTCCTCCGTGTGACGGCGAGCGTCTCCGTCAGGTCGATCCACTCCAGCCACCCCTCGGTGGCGTTCTCGTCGACGACTTCCTTGACGTCGAACAGGCCGTAGTCGTGGAACGCGATGAAGCCCCCGACGCGGACGACTCGTCGCAGCAGCGCGACGTCACGACGCACCGCTTCGGCCTCGTGGAACGAGTCGTGGAAGGCGAGGTCGAAGTAGTCGGCAGGGAGCACGGGCAGAACGTCCTCGGAGCTCCCGACGTGCACCACGACCTTCGACCGCACGTCGTACACGTCGAGCGCCTCCATGAGGTACGACAGCGACTCGTCGTACCCCGCCTGCTCGTCGCCCAGGTGATGATCGACCGCGTGGACGAAGGCCGCCACCTGCGCCATGCAGACGGTCGAGAAGCCGCGCCAGCTCCCGACCTCGACGACGAGCGCGCCCGCGGCCAGCTCCTTCAGGCGCCACGCCTCGTCGGCTGTGATCGTCGAGTCGATCGTGGGCAGCCCGACGTCCTCCAGCTCGGGCCTCACGCGAGCGCTCGCGTGACCGCGCGAAGGTCGCGCTTCAGGAAGCGAGCGTGCCAGTCGTTGAACGCCGCCTTGTCAGCCTCGACCGACGCGTAGGCTCGCTCGTAGCCGTCGTCCCACTCGCCCTTGTGCACCGCGGGGTGAAGGTGCTCGACGATCAGCTCCGGGAGGTAGTGGATGCGCTTCAGCGCGAGCCCGAGCACCCGCAGAGCGTCGTCGCCGTACATGTGCTCCGCGGTCGGCAGGAAGTACCAGCCGAGGGCGTTGACGATCGCGGCGGAGACGAACGGCGCCGACGGCAGTCGCTCCCCGTGGATGAGATCGTCGCCGTACGCGATGCCCGGCTTCGCTAGTGCCTCGGTCACCCAGCGGTCGAAGCCCCGCGAGCGCACACGGTGGTCGTCGTTCAGGTTGCCGATGATCGCCTCGGGATCAGCGCTCGCGATGCGCCGGGAGATCGTGTTCGTCGCTCGTATCAGCGATCCCGTCTCGTCGCCCCGCAGGACGACGACTGACACCTCCGCTGCAATCCGGCTAGAACCGGTGTAGAACGGACGCAGAGCGACGTACTCGTCGCGACACGGGTCATCATCGTCGACGACGAGAACCACGGTCGTAGAGACGAGCACGGCGCAGTCCCGGATAGCGTCGATCGCCTGCTTCGCTGCCTTCGGTCGACCCCTGCTCGGGATGACGACGACGACGCTCACAGATTGACCCTTGACACTAGACAAACTCGTGGTAGCGTACGCGTCAGAGATGAGCCGAAGGGGCGCATAGCGCAAGCCCCGCGCAGATCGGACCACCGGCCTGCACCGACACTCATCTCGACGAGACGAGCAGCGAGGGCGACTGGCACAGACCAGTTCACGGCCCGCAAGGCGAAGATCGACCGTGAGAGTCGAACGCCCTCGCTGCTCGTCTTCACGTCTTCCTCTGGTCCCACGCGTCGCGCACGATCGCGACGGGAAGCACGAGCAGCATCGTCAGCAGCAGGAAGCCGTCCACCCAGAGCGAGCCGAGCCTTCTCACGAGCCAGCGACACCCGACGTCTCGCCGACCAGCTTCGCGTCGATCTCCAGGTGGTGCCCGCGCCCGGCGGCGTTGCGGACGCCCGTGACCTCGAAGCGAAGCGTCGGGTAGTCGCGATCGTCGGCGAGCCCGCACATCGCGGAGTCGTGGATGATCGCGTCGCCACCCCTGACGCGTCGCGGCAGAGCGAAGATGGTGTACTCCCCGATGGTCGCGCCAGCCTGCGAGACGAGCGCTACCTCCCGGACGCGCTTCGGCTGGATGCTCGCGTTGAACGGGCCCGAGACTTCCTCCGTCGTCGTCGGCTGCCCCCACTCGTCGTCCGGGCCGAGCGCGACGTCACGCTTCAGGTACACGCGGTGATCGAGCAGCCCAGCGAAGCTCACCGCGGCGTGACCTGCACGACGATCATCACCGCGGCGATCAGAGCGACGAGAGCGAGCAGCAGCTCCGTGTCCTCGCGACTCGCCTGCGACGTCACGGGAAGACCTCGATCTCTGGCAGGTTGATTACCTGGGCAGCGTCGCTCGGCAGCAGCCTGCGACTCACCGCGAGGATCGTCGTCGCGGGGTCGCGCTTCGGCAGCAGCGACGAGATCAGCGTCGCCTCGATGCTGGCGCGCGTCGGACCTCCCGAGACGTTGCGCGAGTATGAATAGTCGCCGATCCGCTCGCTGTTCTTGTCGTCCATCGGCTCGCCCGCGAGCGCCGCCATGTCGTAGAGGACGCTCTGGACGCGGAGCAGGTCGTTCGGCTCGTAGACGACGCTGACGTAGGGCCCCGTCCAGTAGCGCTGCGGCGACACGTAGGTGCGGTGGATCGCGTAGCCTGCGTCGACGAGTCGGTAGTGGTCGACGTCGACGAGCGACGCCCCGTCGGTGACGGCGACCTCGTCGGTCGGACGAGCGATGCCGAGCTTCCCGTCGGTGCGCGAGATGCCGACGTAGAACGTCTCCGTCCGGTCGCCCGTCAGAGGCCCGATCGCTGCCGCCAGCTTGGCCTCTGTCTCGTCGAGGATATCCTGCGCTACCCCGTCGTCCGCGGGCAGCTTCAGCCCGCGGGCTCGGGCGTCTTCGAGGTCGAGGATCGTACTCATGTGGTGAGGGCGCTCGACCTCTCGCGAAGTCGAGCGCCCTTGGCCTCCTCCCGGCGGTTAGGAGCCTGCGTTGATGAGGACCGCGAAGGGGAAGTCCCCGTCCGGGTTCTCGGCGCTCACCGGGGTGGCGACGGCGAAGCCGACGCGCATCACCGCGCGCATCGCAGCGGAGTCCTGCTGCATGAGGTTCAGGACCACGTTGCCGCTGCCGTCAGAGATGACGCCCTCGGTGTGGATGCTGAACGTGATGTCCTGACGGATGCCGAGGATGGCCGCGTTCCGGTCGCCCGCGATGAGTTCGTAGTTGTTGACCCACGAACCGTTGCGGACGTAGAACAGGTCCTCGCCGTAGATCGAGTCCGGGCTCCCCTGACCGAAGGTCTGGAAGATCGGCTCGTTGGTCGTCGCGGCGCGCAGTCGGCGAAGCCGCCCGCGAACCTTCCGCCGCGCGTAGACGGCGTTCACGTCGTAGCCGTCGTTCTCGACGAGGCCGAACGTGATGGCGATGTCGTCCGCGAAGTCGACGGCGCCGCCGCTGCCTTCGACGTGCGAGTTCCCGGCGAGGACCGCCAGCTCGGAGATGCCGTCGCCCCACGACGTGGGAGCGTCGACGCCGAACAGAGCGGCCGAGTCGATCTTGGCCCCGAAGGCCTCGATGAGCTTCGGACGCGTCTCCGCCCAGATGTCGAAGTCCGCGTCGTCGAGCACGGCGAGCGGGACGGGGATGATGACCGCAAGCTCCTCCGCGGTGAGCGTCTGGTTCGCCCAGTTCACCTCGGAGGTCTGCTTCAGTCCGTCGTCGCCCGTGACCCAGTACGCGACGGGGAGCACGGAGAGCACGGGCGTCGTTGCCGTCTTCGACGACATACGCACCTTGCGGAACGAGGACAGCGCTGCCGAGGCCTGCTCGACGCCCTGGATGATCTCGTTCGTGACCGGCTCCGGGATCAGCGCATCCGCGTCGGTGCGCGAGATCAAGGAGTTGTACGTGACCACTGTCTAGGTTCTCCTCTGAGGCCTAGCCGCGTCCCGTCTTCGCTCGGAGCCACGCGTTCATGTCTGCGTCGTTCGCAGGCGGGGTGCCGCGTGGTCCCCCTCCGAAGTCGCTCGTTCCGTTGACTAGGTAGGGATGCTGCTTCGCGATGTCTGCCAGCAGTCGCTCGACGTTCTTCGGCTTGCCGTCGTCGTCGTACTCGACCTCACCGAGCAGTCGGTGCGCTAGGTCGGGATCGCGGAAGCCCAGCTTCCGCGCTGCCGCCATCGTCGTCACCTGAAGCGCCATCGCTCGTCGCGCCGATCGTTCGCTCTGGAGCTCCTGCTCCAGGGTCGCGATCCGCTCCGCCGAACGCTCCTCCGCAGACTTGTCCGCGTCGGCTCGTTCCCTCTCTGCGTCCTCGTATGCCTTCAGCCGTGTGCGGAGGCCCTTGGCCTCGCTCCGCAGCTTCTTTGCCTCGTCGAGGGAGATGGCTTCGACGGTCGCTGCCGCCTCGCTCGCGTCAGCCGCCTGGGCCTCAGCGTCGCCCGCCTGGGGCTGCGCGTCGGGTGCCGCCTGGGCTCCCTCTGCGCTCGTCGTTGCTGCCACGGATGATACTCCTCCTCGTGCGCGTGTCTAGCGGGGGTTATGCGGCCGCTAGTTCGTCGTCGCCGTATGGGCCGCGTCCCTGGTTCCGAGCGACGATCGACTCCGCGGGTGACACGCGTTGTCACGCGCATCGTAGAGAGCACGAAGCCGGGGGGGTAGCCCCGTGCCCTCTACGGTGAGCGTCACGACTCCCTCGGCGTGACGTGAGCAGTCGCCCGCACGACCGCGGTGTCGTCGTCCGGCAGCCCGCGCTCGGCGAGCGGCCCGTCGGTCGGGTCCCTGAAGTAGCGCAGCGTCGCGTGGTCGATGCGCCCGAGGCGGGTCAGCATCTTGTAGAGGGTGTACCTCATGCGTCGACGCTGCGTCGGATCGAGAAGCGCCGTGCGCGGGACGGGCAGGTCAGCAGCAGCCTTAGGCATCGGGCGTGCTCTGCGTCCGTTCTGCCCCGGCTAGCGCCGCCCCTACGCCGTTCGTCGAGAGTCCGGGGAAGCCGCTCACGTCGGGCTGGCCGGGCTTGTCGTCGTCGGGCTTCTCCTTCAGGATGCGCTCGATCTGCGTCTGGCTGTAGTTCAGCTCCTCCAGCGCGACGCTTCGCGGCAGCAGTCCGACCTGGTACTGCTTGATGATCGAGTCGGTCCGCGCCGCCTCGTTGCGCGTCTCGGGATCGGCCCAGATCGTCTCGGCGTCGACGTTCTTCGCCTTCGCCGTCTGGCCGTCAGCGATGAGAGCGACGCGGATCGTCTCCTCCCAGCCCTCGCCGAGGTGGATGCTCGCCTTCGTGACCTTCTTCACCAGCGGCGCCTCGGACGACTTCAGCGACTCGCCCGAGGGCGGGACGGCAGTCGGCGTGCCGAGGAAGTAGTGGTACGGGGTTCGCGAGATCGACGCCATCTGTCCGATCTCTGCCTCGATCGCCTCGATGTACGGACCCATGTCCGCGGCGGGGAACTGGCCGAGCGCGGGCTGCGGCACCTTGTCGCCGTACTCCGCGACCTCGGCGGGCGTCGGACGTCGGATGCCCCACAGGGTGTCGACGCCCGGCTTGAACGGCTCGATGGGCTTGCCCGTATCGGGGTCGACCGGAATGTCGATGTTCGTCACCCAGCGCTGTGGGAACGCGACGTACTCCGACGCGACGAGCGAGTCGAAGCGCAGCTTGTTGATCGCGTTCTGGTTGCCCATGACGGGGGCGATCTCGGAGCGCCCTCGCCCGTCACGTCGCGGGCGGTTCAGCAGGGGCACGACGGGCACGACGCCGAGCGGGTTCGCGACGGGGAACGACTCGCCGTCCTCGCTGAACTCGACGAACTCTGCCTTGTGCACCTCGCGCGTCCGCTGGTAGGGCTTCGACGTGCGCCACTTGTAGATGTCCGTCGGCAGGTAGAGGTAGACCCGCAGGTAGCCCTCGTCGTCGATGAACGCCTTCAGCGCTGCTCGCCGCTTGCGGCGGTTCCCCTGCTCCGTCTCGACGACGACTTCGCCCGGGTCCTCGATGGTGATGACGGGCTCGGGATCGCCCGGCGCGACGAGTGCGAACGAGCAGCCCTTGACCAGGGCGATCTCGTGGGCGATCTGCGACTCCGCGTCGAGCTGGTTCGCCTGCCACATCTGCCAGATGCCCTTATCGGCTCCCGCGGCTCCGAACCGGAAGCCCTGGACGACGAGACGCTCCGCCTCGGCCTCGACGACGAGCGGCATGAAGTTCGCGGGAAGCCGCGCGTAGCGCTGACCGAAGACCGCCGCGAACTTCTTCGACGCGAAGGCTAGCGGCTGCTCGCCCTCGTAGAACTTCGTGTACTCGGACGACTCGTCGATCTGCTGCCGCAGCTTCAGCAGCAGGCGCGTTCGCCACCACTCCGGGGTTCCCACCTCGAACTGTTCTGCCACCTAGAAGCCCACCGCCTGCGGAACTGGTCGCCTCACCTTAGCACGCTCGCCTCGGTGCCAGACTGCTCGACTCCGGGCGATGATCGCTGCGTCCGCGGCGTCGATCCTTCGCGTGCTGTTGCGCGTCTCCTTGACGATGACCTGCCCGTGACGCGTGTCGTACGCGCGGGCGTTGCGGAGGTGACGCAGCAGCAGCGGGTGCCCGTCGATCCGGGGACCCCCGACGAGGAACGCCGTCTTGAACTGTGCACACGCGGGGCCGAACAGCGCGTAGTTGAACGTCGGAAAGCGCAGCACCCTGCCGCTCCCGAGCACGCGCCCGCGCGAGTTCTCGCGACCGGGCTCCGGAGGTTCGAACGAGCGCGTCCCGAACTCCGCCTCCCAGCGCTCCAGCTCTGTGCGCCAGCCGGGAGGGTCACCCGCCATCTCCACGACGTCCCACGTCGCGAACGCTCGCGCCACCGCGGCGTCGACCTCGACCCTGGGCACGGGCTCGCCGCCCTCGGGCTCCCACGCAGCGACGACGAAGCCGTAGTCGTCGTCGATCGTCCAGCCCACGAGCACGGTGCAGTCCCGGTTGTTCGATCCGTCGAAGCCGAGGGTGATCGCGGTCCGCGGCGGCGGTGGCGGGGCGACGTTCTTCAGGTCGCGTCGACGACTCTCGACGACGCTCTCGTCCAGCCACGCGTCAGCGGACGAGACGAATAGGTTCAGGTTGTAGCGCAGGAACTCGTTGAACGGCACCGTAGGGTCCGCGTACGACGCTTCTACCCCGGCCAGCGTCAGCGCTGAACCGATCGCGGGGTTCGCCTCCAGGATCGCCTGCTGACGCTGCTCGCGATCGTCGAGGTCCCAGCCCTCCGAGACGCCCTCCTCGGTGTGCACGGCGATCAGCGTCGACCACCACATGAACAGGAACGACTCGTCCGTCTCCTCGCCCGTGCTCACCGCGACGCCGTGCGTGTAGAGTCGACCGAGGAGCGAGTCGAGCGTATCGCCCGCGGTGGTGATCCCGATGTGCAGCGCGCCCCGCAGCGCGTCGAGTCCGACCAGCTCGGAGACGCGCGGCGGCAGCGGGCGCACGACCTGCCGCTTCCTCGCGCCCTTCGACATGACGGTCCAGACGCGCTCTCGTCGCTCGCCCTCCCACTCGTGTACCTCGTCGCAGAGCACGCAGGTCGGCAGCCCACCCTCGTTGGTCCCGGCGACCGCGGCGACGCGGTAGAGACGTCCGGGACGATCGGGGCGGATGATGCGCGTGTCCTGAAGGTGCTCGCCCGCCGTGAAGAACCGCGCGAGGGGCCCAGGTCGATCCTGACCGTCGCCCTCGATGCCCAGACGAGCAGCAGCGAAGATGCGGTCGGCCTGTTCGAAGCTGGCGGCGACGACGGGCACGTTCGGTGAGCGAGGCGCGAGCGGTCCGAGGAGCTCCGCGTCTCCGACGTTGCCGATCAGCTCCGTCTTGATCGAGCCTCGCGGAAGACCGAACAGCGCACGATCGTAGCGAAGCTGTCCAGTCGTCGGGTGGTACTGGTAGAGACGCCGCAGCATCTCCCGCTGGAACGGCTGCAAGCGCACCGGCTCGCCGAGGACGTCGCCCTCGCCGTGGACGAGGTTGCGCTCGATCCACGCGCCGACGAGCTTGCCCATGCTCGGCCAAGGCTTGCCGTCGGGGAGCAGCGGCTCCGGGGACGAATAGCGCGGCGGCCTGTACTCGTCAGCCGAGCCCGTCCACGACGTCTGCGTCGTCGAGGAGGTCGCCGAGGTCGTCCGCTTCGTCGAGGTCCGTGTTGAGGTCGTCGATCGAGCGGTGAGCGTCACCGAACAGCACCCCGAGCACGAGGCGCGACTTGGGCGATGACGCGAGTCGATCCTCCAGCGCTCGGACGTCCTTCTGGACCTTGATCGCGTAGTCGAGCAGCGGGTTCAGTACGGGCTGTCCCTGGCTGCCCGGGACGAGTCGCTTCCGTCTGCCCGCGCGGAGCGCTCGATCGCGTTCGTCGCGCAGTCGGAACAGCGTCTCGATCGTGTCGAGGTCCAGCTCCGGGACGATGACGCGCGTCAGGGGTGAGGACCAGAACGCGTTCCATCGCTCGACTGACGTGTCCAGCAGGTCGGCGGGGGGCAGCGGTATGCCTGCGGGCGTACTGACGACGAGCGTCAGGTCGGAGCTCCGCGCTGTCTTCGCCTTCAGCGTCTTCGGACGGGGCTTGCGCGGCATATCTGGCACCTCGGGAAAGCGGGAAAACTGGTCCTACCGGGTCGAGGAAGGGTCCACAGGTGTTCGAGACTCTCCCCTCCACGGTTCGTAGTATCCCTGGTTCGACGTCAGCCCTCGTCGAACGAGTGTTCGGATCAGCGTTGTCGTTCGCCGTCTTGATCGCATGACACTTTGCACATAAAGCTTGTAGGTTCGTTCGAACGTCTCTGCTTCGTTGACCTCGACGAGGAACGATATGGTCGACGTGCTCACTACGTGCACCACAGAGGGGCGTGGCACATACGGGCTGCTGCCTGCGTACCGCTCTGCTCGTGCGCTTCCAGTACGCAGTCGAGTAGAACGCTCGATCTGCTGCGCTCACGCTGCACGGGCATGACCCTATGACCGGAGTGCCGCATGAGGGGCAGGGGTGCATCGTCACCCCCATACGTTACGCCTCTGGCTGCGTGACGTTGACGAGGCTGGCAGAGAGCAGCGTCAGGACGACTGTCACGACTAGGTACGCTGCTGCCATCATGCCCCCGCCCGTGACGAGCAGGGCGGCTATGCCCCCGGCTAGCAGAGCGCACCCCGCGTAGACAAGCCAGGCTGCTGCGTTGACCACCAGCTCCGTGCGAACCTCCGTGGCCGTCTTGACGATCATCCGCGGATACGCGTCTTCGTCGTGCCACGTCCTGATGTGCGCGTCGTGACGCTCGGCTGCCTCGATCGCTACGTCCAGAGGGGTGGGGGTGGGCTTGTCTGCCACGACGATGCGACGTGGCCCCTGGCCTTCAGCCATGAAGCCAGTACCTCCAGTTCACCTGCTCGTCGAGACTGACGTCCCGGAGCTTGATCTCGTCGATGATCGTCTGGAGGTTCTTCGGCTCCAGCTCGGGCGGATACTCGGTGTGATGCTCGGTCGCGCGGTCCGCGTCGCCCCATCGTTGCAGGGCGGCGCCTGCGAGCGCTCCCACGACGAAGGCGAACGACGCGGACACTAGCGCGACTGCCACCCTAGGCGCTCGTCAGCACAGTCTCCTCGGGGGAGACCTGCCCGCGGCTGAGGAGGGCCAGAATGGTGATGGTGAGGGCGTTCACGGCGCCGACCTGGGGATCGGTGAAGTTCAGCCCGTAGGACGTCAGCAGGGCGACGATCGCGCCGACCGCGTAGGTGAACGCGACGGGTGAGATCGGGCGCACCGTGTACGCGTTGACCGCGCCTGCGATGGCGTTGATCGCTGCGACGACGAGTGCGGCCTGCTCGCCGCTAATCCACGAGAAGCCGACCGTCCCGAGCAGGACGATGCCTGACGAGATGACGGCGATCCAGAGCGTGGGCTCCCTACCGAACAGCTTCATGAGTCTCCTTCGTTCTGCGGGCCGACTTGGGCGCGGCCAGCGTCGAGACGCTATCAGACGATGCAACCGCCTTCAGCGTCCGTTCTACCCCGGTCACGAGGTGCGTGACGCCCACTTGGCGTCGACGTACTGCCCGCTGCGGTAGCCTGACGTCAGCTTCACGAGCGAGTACGCCGCTCCGCCGATGCTGGGATCGCGGTTCGTGTACGATCGCGGCGCCGTGCAGCTTGCAGAGAGGCCGCCCGTGCTCACCGTCTTGCGATCGACGATGTAGCCGTTCTGGATCGTGTAGACGAAGAACTTCCGCGACGTCTTGCCGTCGGCGGGGTGGATGACGACCTTGTACGTCGCGACGAGGTACTTCGCGATGAGGTGACGCCCGCCCGCTGACGTCAGCTTGTCGACGAAGCGCTTCAGGTCTGCCTTCGTCACCCACTGTCCCTTGTAGCCGACGCCGTACGGCGCGAGCGGGTCGCACCACCAGACGTTATCGGTGCCGTCGAGACGGAACGCACAGACGGCGTGAGGCCCGGCGTACGACGGCTGCCAGCGACGCAGACGATGCCCGGCAGGGAACGCTCCCATGCTGCCCTGAACGACGGCGACCTTCCCCTTCGTCAGCGCTGCCCACAGTTGGCTGAAGTTGTACGCGACCGTGTACCCCGTGCTCCACCGATAGCGACGTGCGAGCCCGCGTCGAACGTCGTCGATGTTCGACCCGCCCGTGGGGCGCTCCCCGGCGTCGTCGCGCAGGTGCTCGGCCTCGGTGTGCGTCGCCGGGATCGCTGACGTCTTCGCCGCTCGGGCGAACTCGATCGCGGAGTCCCACGAGCAGTCCTCCCAGCGGGAGTCGTCCCATTGGCCGTCCGGCCAGCGGTGAGCAGTCTCGCGCTCGCTGACGTGACGGTGAGTCGAGGGCAGCGGCATCGTCAGGCTCCCGGGGCTACGTCGCCCGGCGTGTCGGCCGCGGCGGGGAAGTCTGCGTCAGCTCCGGGATCGGCGTCACCGAAGCAGCGCGAGCAGAGGTCGGCGTCGTCGGGCACCGCGGAGAGGTCGTGTAGCACCGTCGCCTCGTCGAGGTTGTCAGCCTCGAACGTCATCCGCCCGGGGATGCCGTCGATCACCGCTGCTCGATGCACCTTCAGCTCCGCCGTCTGTAGCAGGACGATGCGGACGGGCGCGGGCTCCGAGTCTGCGATCGCGAGGGCCAGCAGGTTCAGTCCCGCGGCGATCTCTCGCTCCCCGTGCTCGATCGCGCGGACCGCTGCTGTGGTCGATGCGTTCATCGTCTCTCCTTCTACGGGAAGGATCGCGCTGACCGGGGGCGGGAGATGAAACCGGCTCCCCGAACCCTGCGAGGGGAACGACGGCTAGTCAGGCCGCCACCCGCAGGGGAGAGACGTCAGCGCGACCCTATCCCTTTGCGAAGTCTACGAGACGGCGGCGACTCGCGTCATCGGCTCAGCCAGTCGCGGATCGCGCCGCGATGCGACGTCGCCCAGCCGTCGAGGTGATGGTGGGCGCAGACGGCGACGAGATGGGCTGGATCAGACGGCGCGCGGTAGCGATGCCTCCGACGCTTGCCCCGCTTCTCGACGGGAGCTCCGACGTGGGGCTGCGACTTCACGTGGTCGAGCTGTAGCCGTCCAGCGCACTCGTCCGAGAGATCGTCGAGCAGTCGAGCGATGCACGTCCGACGCTGACGGTCCAGCACCGTGTCGACGACGAGCTGTGTCGGCGCGTCGCGCCCGTCCCCGTAGAAGTCGTCTGCCTCGGGACGCCTAGGCACTCGGCACGTCTCCGCACGTATCGCAACACCACGAGCAGCGCGTCCGCTGACGTCGACGCTTCCGACGACAGGGTGCGTCGTGGTACGGGCACGAGCACATCAGCGCGCCCGCATCTCGGCGAAGATGATCTGCTGACACTGCTCGCAGCTTGCCCGCAGCTTCTCGTGTGACGCGTGGTCGTCGCCTCGCTTCGTCCGCGGCTCGCGGCGAGCGTCGACGACCGCTCCGCCGAGGTTCGTGAGGCCGTTCAGGATCGGGAAGCTGACCTGCGTCGTGTCGTCCGGCAGTCGGTAGTGCCCGCGCTGGCCGATCCACCTCCGCACCGCGTCGGGCGGATCGACGAGAACGCGAACGCTCGCGACGATGTCCGGGGGCCCGATGACAGCGCCCGACGGCACGCGCTCGACGACGGGCTCGGAGACGACGATCAGCTTCTCGTCCTCGACGTTCGCCGCCAGCACGCGGAGGGCCTCGGTGGCGCCCAGCGTCTCGGGCAATCGCACCGCGAAGCGCTCGACGCGCACCGTCACAGACTGATACGTCGGGGCGTCGCTCCCCACCCTAGGCACGCGCCGCCCTCACACGCGCTACGTCGGACGCTAGGCGCCGCTTCCAGTCGCGGGTGCGCTGAACGTCGTCCCAGCGCTTCGTCCGTCTCTGCGTCCACCAGCGACGATGCTGCCGCGTGCGCTGGTGCAGCCTCACGCCCGGGGTGGGATCGTGACGTCGAGCGACGACGATCCCCCCGCAGGCGCAGGGCAGAGACTCGGCGCCCTCGGCGTACGCGGCGACGAGATCGTCGAGCAGCTCCGCCAGCGACGACAGCAGGTCGGTCACGGCTTGATCGGCTTCAGGAACTCGACCTCGGCCGCGGCGTCCGCGGCATCGCTGACGGCGTACTGCTCGCCCCGGAGGATGGCGAGGACGGCGGCACGCATCCGCTCCTCGTCCCATTCGCCCGCCTCGGTGTTGATCCCCTCCACCGCCGTCGTGAGGGCGTCGATGTGGGCGAGGAGGGCGCGGACGTTCGCGGCGTCCTGCGTGACGCCATGCTCGGCGTATCGCCGTATCGCCGCGATCTCCTCCCGGCTCAGCGTGTCAGGCATCGTGGGGCTCCTCGTGGTGGTAGTGCGGGTCATCGTCGTACTCGCACACACCCTTGCAGCGAACCGCCGCCGTGAGGGCGTCGATGGCACGCTGTGCGGCTTATTTCTCAACCGCAGCAACGGCTGCTGGACCCCACGGATCGGACTTGTATAACTCCGCAGCAAGGGTTTTACCGGCTTCCGTGAATGCATGTTCGGGCGTGTTAGGCATCGTGGGGCTCGCTTCGATGAACGTGCACCGTGCCGTCGGCGTTGATCCACGCGACGAGCTTCCACCAGATCGACGCGCCACAGCGACGACACGACCCGGGCAGCAGCTCCCGACCCTGCTCGTCCTTCATCGGTGGTTCCTCCTTCGTGCGTCACGTCGCTCGTCCGACTCGACGATACCGCGAACGACCGCGAAGACGACGAGCACGACGGCTACGACGAACAGGGCAGCGGTGATGACGCTCACAGTCCGAGCGCCGATCGCAGCGCCGAGACGACGCCGATGACGAAGACGAAGATACCCAGAAGGAAGACGGTCAGGGCGCCCCTGTTCTCGGGTATGTCGGGCTCGGTTAGTGCGGTCATGACGCTCCCTGCTATGACGAGCGTCAGGTAGTCGATGCTAGGGATCATCTCGTGCCTCTCCTTCTCTCTCGCGACGATCAGGCCGCGGGCGCAGGGGTGGGAGAGAGGTCCACCGCTGCGCTCGCAGCCCGAGCGAGCCGTCCCCGTCAGGGGACGATGGTGATGGCGTTCGTCAGCATCGGGGCGAACCCCAGGATGACGACGATCGCGAAGACGGCCAGAGCGATCAGCGTCACTCCGAAGGCCATCGTCTGCTCGTTCATCTCGTTCTCCTTTCCCTACTCGTCGTCGACTGACGACTCGACAACGCTAGCATCGCTGTCGAGCGCTTGTCTAGTGTCATCTACCAGACCATCTGCGAAGTAGAGGTACTCCCGCTCGACGTCAGAGAGCAGCAGTACGCCGACGTCAGCGGCTCGGGCGAGCAGTCGCTCCGACTCGACGTGATCGACGTCAGCGAGCATCTCGGCGGCTGCAAGCAGCGCGTCCGCCTGACGCCGACGCTCGCTCTGCTCGGCCCAGCGACGACGTAGCGACGCCAGGATCGGCCAAGCGTCGCTAGCGTCAGCCTCGACGCGTCCTCGCGTCTGCGTCCGTTCTGCCCCGGTCGTGACCGGCGGCACGAGGTAGCCGTCGCGAACGACGAAGTTCTCCGTCCCCGGAGGGCGTTCGCCGTAGCGCTGCTGCTCCCGAGCCCGGGCGTCGATCCCCGGCATGACGTCGGGCACCGCGGTCAGCTTCGGCGTGGCCACGTTCTGGACGACGATCGAGCCGTCCGGGTACGCGTCGACGAGCTTCCCGGCAGGCATCGCTCCCTTGCGGGCGATGCGCTCCAGGTCGGCGACGTTGCCCCGACTGCGGACCTTCAGGGTGATCTGGCCCTGCTTCGCCATCTGCCGAAGCTGGTGGTTCAGCGAGTGCAGATCGAGTCGCGCCCAGCGGGGCAGCGCGCCCAGGTCCCGTAGGAGGTTCTGGCTCGTCGGATACTCGCCCTTCGCGTCGACGAGATCGAGCACCGTCTGCCGTAGGCTGCGGTCCTCGCTCGTCAGCCCGCGGACGAGCTTCGTCTCCTTCGGCATGAACGAGTAGACGGTGCTCAGGCCCAGCCCGAGACGCGTCGCGATGTCCGGGGCCTTGTAGCCCTGACGTGCGAGCGCTTCGACGTGCTCGCGGTTCTGCCGCGCCTCCTGCTGACGCTTCGACTGCTGACGTGTGGTCATCTCGACTCTCCTTTCGACTGGCCCTCCGCGGGCGATGCTGCCGTGGTAGCGCACCTCGGTCAGGTCGCGCCCCTTGGCGTGACGTGCTCTGCTGAAGCCCGGGGGATGCACGCCCCCGGGGCCTGCCTCGACCTCCGGCGGACGCCCGAGTTCGGGCGCGTGTCGCAGCCGGGGACGATCGTGCGTCGTCGGCATCCGCTCACCCCTCGCGATGCTCGGCGCGCTCGACGGCGCGAAGCGCTTCGTCGATGCCCTGAAGGTAGGGGAAGGGGAGGTCGTGCTCCTTGGCGAACGCGCGGGCTGCCTCGACGTAGACGGGTTCGAACTCGTCGAGCGTCGGGGTGCTCGTCGCGCCGTGGGGATCGAACTCGTCGGCGAGGTCGAGGAACGCGCTGCGGTTGAACTCGCGCTCCTCCTGCTTCGCGACGAGGAACTCCGCCTCCATCACCGACCGGGCTCCCAGCCCCCCGGTGGAGCGCGATGCCTGGGCCAGCTTGACCTTCTCGTCGTGCGTCATGGCTAGTTCGCCTCGACGACGTTCTCGCCGTCCCAGATCATCTTCGGCTTCGCGGCGAGCGCACGAGACGCTGCTGCGTAGACGATCAGCGAGTTGTAGTGCAGCCCCGCCTCGACGAGAACGAGCAGCTTCGCTCGACTCACCTGGGCCAGCTTCTCGTCGAGCGTGCCGTCGGCCTCGGCGAGGGCGAACATCTTCGCCGTCTTCGCGACGAATGCCCGATTGGCGATCTGCGTCATCTCTGGTACCTCTCTCATCTCTGCTCGTCGCTCCGGGTCTGGACCCTTCATCCAGTCTTCGGCTTGCGGCCCGTGGATCAGTCGGTGCTGACCACCGGAGCGACTTGACTACCGCGAACGCTACCACCACGATTGTCTAGTGTCAAGGGCCGAACCTGCGACGAGCCTTCAGCGCTCGCTCGATCGCGAAGACGGCTCGGTTGTCGTCGATCATCTTCGGCGTGACGCGAAGCACGAGCCAGCCCAGCAGCGCTGCCTCGTTGTACTTCGTGCAGTCTGCCTCGAAGCCCGCGCCTCGCGAGTGCCGCCCGGAGCTCCACGTGCCGCCCTCGACCTCGACGGCGATCATCTGCGCTGGCCACGCGAAGTCGAAGCGCCACTTCCGCGTGACGTCGAAGCGGTACTCCGTCTCGACGCCCGCGTCCAGCTTCGCCCACTTCAGCAGCGTGGCGAGGGCGCGCTCCCCGTCAGACGTCACGTCAGGTCCATCGTCATGTTCTGGGCCTTTCGCTTCGAAGTCGTCTCGCCGAGGGTGAGCGGCGGCTGCACCCTATATCGCTCCCAGGCACGCTCGACGGCGCCAGAGCCTGGGAACAGGTCGACCATCTCGTCGTCGCCCGTCACGCCCGCCGCGGCGAAGACCCAGAACATCAGCTCCTCGGGCTTCGCGCCGGGCAGCCCGCGGAGCATCGTCGCGTTGGCTGAACACCAGTCGGAGACGCTGCGCGTAGGTGATCGAACGGGCGCGATGATGACGGGCTCCCAGCCCCACTGTAGACGTGCCCCGGGATGCATTCTGTGCCAGGGCTTCACCCACGCACAGACGCGGGCGTCGTCGGGCACGAGCGGCAGGATGGCCCGCAGACTCGGGACGTGAAGACTCAGCGCCCATCCGTCAAACTCGGACGTCAGTCG